GGAGCTGACCGTCGCCGACTGGGAGGCCATCTCCACGCGCCTCCGCAACGGGGTCCTGTCCTGGCAGCAGCAGATCGCGGCATGCAACCCCTCCCACCCGAAGCACTGGATCAAGCAGCGCTGCGACGCGGGCGAGGCCACGATGCTCCTGTCACGGCACCGCGACAACCCCGCCTACATGAACGCCGACGGCACACCCACTCCGGCAGGGGTGTCCTACTTCAAGAAGCTCGACCGGCTCACCGGGGTACGCAAAGCCCGCCTCCGGGATGGCACGTGGGCCGCGGCCGAAGGACAGATCTACGACGAGTGGGACGACGCGCTCCACCTCATCGACCCCATCGCGATCCCCAATTCGTGGACCCGCTGGTGGACGATCGACTTCGGGTTCACCAACCCGTTCGTGCTCCAGTGCTGGGCAGAAGACCCGGACGGGCGCCTGTTCCTGTACCGGGAGATCTACCGCACCAAGCGGCTCGTCGAGGACCACGCCCGGCACATCCTGCGCCTGGTACGCCGCTGCGTGACCTGCTGCAAGGCGAAGGGCTCCGACCACGACTGCCACACGTGCGAGACCTGCGAGTTGGAGTGGACGGAGCCGCGGCCGCGTGCGGTGATCTGCGACCACGACGCGGAGGACCGGGCAACGCTGGAGAAGCACCTTGGCCTGTCGACGTCCGCGGCGAAGAAGACCGTGTCGGACGGGATCCAGGCGGTGCAGTCCCGGTTGAAGCCGGCGGGTGACGGTCGGCCGCGCCTGTTCGTGGTGCGGGATGCGCTCGTCGAGCGGGATGAGGCACTAGATGAGGCGACGTTGCCGCTGTGCTCTACGGACGAGGTCGGCGGCTATGTGTGGGCGGTGAAGCCTGGGAACGCCGGCGGGCTGAAGGAGGAGCCGCTGAAGAAGGATGATCACGGGATGGATGCGCTGCGGTACATGGTCGCGGAGCGGGATCTCGGGGGCCGGCCGCAGGTGAGGTTCGTCGGATGAGGAAGCCCAGGATGAACGTGAAGAAGCTGAAAGATTTGCGGCCTGCGACCCTCTTGACAGGAGGATTTACACTCATCACAGCAGGATGCTGGAATATCTTCGGCGTGGGAGTTGGTCTCATCGCCGGCGGAATCCTCACGTGCGTCCTCCAGTGGGTGCTTGACAGCGACTGATGCGAAGGGGGTGCCGAGTGGGCAAGACGCTCTTCGGCTCCCTCGGCAAAGCCGCCGCCACCTTCACCAACCGCTCCCCGATCGCCCTCGCCCCCAACGGCGGCCGCTCCGGGCTCGTGTCGAGCATCGTCCGCCCCGCCGGCCAAGAGGCGCAGATGCGTGCCATGGGGTCGGTGGGCACCCTCTTCGCCATCGTCGAGCGAATCACCACCGCCTACAGCCAGGTCGAATGGCACCTCTACCGCAGCGCCAAGAGCGGCCGGGACGAGGACCGCGTCGAGGTCACCCGGCACGCAGCCCTCGACCTGTGGACGCAGCCCAACAGCTTCATGACGGGGCCGATGTGGCGTGAGGCGACGCAGCAGCACGAGGAATTGACGGGCGAGCAGTGGTGGATCATCTCGCGCAACAAGAACTCCACCATCCCGCTGGAGCTGTGGTTCGCCCGCCCCGACCGCATGACCCCGATCCCCGACCGCGACAACTTCCTGTCCGGGTACGTGTACTCGGCGCCCACCGGCGAGCAGGTCCCCCTCGGCGTGGACGACGTCATCATGCTGCGCCGCCCCAACCCGCTGGATCCGTACCGCGGGTGGGGCCCGGTGCAGACCCTCCTCGCCGACCTCGACTCCAGCAGGGCGAGCGCCGAGTGGAACGCCAACTTCTTCCGGAACTCAGCGCAGCCCGGCGGCATCGTCCAGGCCGAGCAGCGGCTCTCTGACGACGAGTTCAACGAGTTCCGCGACCGCTGGAACGAGCAGCACCGCGGCGTGTCCAACGCGCACCGGATCGCGGTCCTGGAGAACGGCCTCAAGTGGGTCGACCGCTCGTACTCGATGGCCGACATGCAGTTCGCCGAACTCCGCAACGTCAGCCGCGAGATCATCCGCGAAGCGTTCGCGTTCCCGAAACCCATGCTCGGCACCGTCGACGACACGAACCGGGCGAACATGGAAGCCGCGAGCGATATGCTCGCCCGCTACCTCATCCGTCCCCGCCTCGAACGCATCCGCCAAGCCCTCAACACCCGCCTGCTCCCCATGTACGGAGCCACCGGGCGCGGCCTGGAGTTCGACTTCGACGACCCGGTCATCGGTGACATCGCGCAGGAGTCCAAGCACCTGGCCGCGCAGTCCGCAGCAGCTGGCGCCCTGGTTCAGGCCGGGTTTGAGCCGGCCGGAGTCCTGTCGGCGGTGGGCCTGCCCGAGATCGCGTTCGTCGGAGCACCCGCTGCCGCCCCCAAGGCGCCTACCCCTGCCGCGTCGTGGGCCGACACGGTCTCCGGACTCCTGACCAGCACGCCCATCCGCAACGCGGACACGGATCCGCTGGAGCAGATGCAGCAGGACCACGAGACCGCACTCACCGTGCTGCTCACCGACTTCAACCCGATCGAGGACCGGTGGATCGACGACCTCGGCACCCAGATCGAGCGGGCCATCGACGATGACGACACGGCGGCCCTGGCCAGCCTGAGCCTCGACTCGGCGGACGCGGCCGACACGGTCCGGACCGCGCTCGGTTCCGCGGCGCAGCAGGCCGCGGACCGGATGGCCGACGAGGCTCGCCGCCAGGGCGTGACGGTGACGGCGCCGAAGGTCGACGAGTCGCTCACCGCACGGCTGCACCCGGGGACGATCGTGAACTTCGGTGACGAGCTGAACGCGATCGCCACCGCGGTTGCCTCGCTCATCGCGTCCGGCCTCGCAGCTTCGGCCGCGCAGGAAGCCGTCCGGCGTTTCGTCCCCGGGGTATCCGGGCGGGACGTCGCGAACGTGGTGAAGGGCACCCTCCGGAAGATCAAGGGCGTGTTCAAGCGGGACCAGCTCGGCGGCGCCGTCCACCGGGCGCAGAACACGGGGCGCATCGCAACCCTCGAAGCGGCCCCGCCGGAGCCGAAGGCCCGCTGGGTGGCCAGCGAGAAAAACGACGGCAACACCTGCCCCCCGTGCAAAGCGATCGACGGCACCACGTTCACCACGCTGGCCGACGAGACAGCCGCCTACGGGGCCGGCCCGTACCACGCGTGCGAGGGCGGCATCCGCTGCCGCGGCACGGTCACTGCTTTCTGGGACACGACGGGGGGCACCGACTGATGCCGTTCATTGACCTGCCCGACCGAATCCCGGGGCTGCGCGCGCAGGCCCGGAGCGACAAGCCCTGGTACCAGTTCAGGAACATCGCCGCCGACGAGGCGGAGCTGTTCTTGTACGACGAGATCGGTGGCTGGGGCACGCTCGCCGAGGACTTCATCGCCGAGCTGAAGGCCGTTACCGCGCCGAGCCTGCGGGTCAGGGTCTCTTCCCCCGGCGGCAGTGTTTTCGAGGGAATTGCTCTGGCCAATGCGCTCCGCGCGCACCCGGCGGACGTCACCGTCCAGGTGGACGGGATCGCGGCGTCCATCGCCAGTGTGATCGCGATGGCCGGGGACCGGGTGGTTGTCCAGCCCCAGGCGATGATCATGATTCATGACGCGGCCGGGGTCTGTATGGGCAACGCGCAGGACATGCAGGACATGGCCGCGCTCCTCGACAAGATCAGCGGCAACATCGCGGACGCCTACAGCGAGAAGGCCGGCGGGACCCGAGACGAGTGGCGCACCCAGATGCGCGCCGAGTCGTGGTTCACCGCTGAGGAAGCCGTCGCAGCTGGGCTGGCCGACGAGTTGCTGCCCGCACGCAAGCAGCAGGCGCAACCCGAGGAAGCCGAGCCCGCGATGCGGCAGTTCGACCTCACCGCCTACGGCTACCACGGCCCGGCCAAGGCGGAGACGCCGAATCCCACACCGCCCCCGGTGGTGGACGCCACCGAGCACCTGGCCGGACAGCCGACGCTCGTCATCAGCATCGCGGACCTCCTCGACGAGGACGCGGTCGCCCGCCTCCGCGCTGCCGTGCAGCCGCCGGCCGAGCCTGCCGCGGTCGTCGACCCGGAGCCCGCCGAGCCTGAAGTCCCGGCCGAGCCTGCCCCGGTGGTCGTGGCCGAACCCCTCGAACCCGAAGCCCCCGCCGAGCCCGCTGCGGTCGACGACTGGGCGGCCACTGTCGCCCACCTCACCGACCCCCAGCCAGACCCATGGGCCGCAGCCGTGGCCCGCTTCACCCACAGCACGTCGGCGTCCAGCGCGGCGACGGAAGCAGCCTGAAGGAGGCAGCAGTGGCAACACCCACGATCCCGCGCAACGCCGACGAGCTGGAAGAAATGCTCGGCGACACCGCGACAGCCAGCGCCATCGTCAAGTCCCCCGAGACGCTGAAGGACTTCATCGTCGACTACGCCAAGGGACAGACGAACAGCGACGACAGCATCGCGACGCAGATCCGCGAGCAGGTCCAGCAGCAGTTCGCCAACACCCTGCGCGGCGACCAGATCGACAGCATCAACCGCCTCAACCTCGCCCCGGGCTGGGACAACGGCGGCCCGACGGCCCGGTCGAAGTACTACAACCGCAAGGCTGCCGGCGCAGGCCTCGACAAGCAGTTCGGGAACTGGGCCGACTACCTCGTCGCGACGTGGGCTGGGTCCAACACGCAGGAAGCTTTCGCGGCGCGCTCGGAGATCAAGAAGATCCAGAACAGCTTCGGATCTACCGTGCCGTCCGACGGCGGGTTCCTCATCCCGGAGTCGCTGCGCAGCGAACTGTTGACCGTGCCGATGGAGAAGGGCCTCGTCCGCTCCCGCGCCCGCGTCGTGCCCATGGAAACCCTCATGGTCCCGTATCCGACCATCGACTCCACCAGCAACGCGACCAGCGTGCACGGTGGTGTCACTGGCTACTGGACCGAGGAGGGAGGCACCCTCACCGACTCGGCTCCGCAGTTCGGCCGCATCGAGCTCCTGGCCAAGAAGCTCACCCTGTACAGCGAGATCCCCAACGAGCTGTTCCAGGACAGCCTCATCTCGCTGGAACAGTTCATGTCGCAGTCCTACCCGGAGGCGCTCCTCTGGTTCGAGGACAACGCGTTCATTGACGGCACCGGCGTCGGCCAGCCCCTCGGGTTCCTCAACGCCCCGGCCGCTGTCTCCATCACCAAGGAGTCCGGCCAGGCAGCCGCGACGATCGTGTGGGAGAACATCGTCAAGGCGTACAGCCGGATGCTCCCCAGTTCCCTCGGCACTGCGGTGTGGGTCGCGCACATCGACACGCTGCCGCAGCTCCTCACCATGTCGCTGTCGGTGGGCACCGGCGGGTCCGCAGTGTGGGTCGGCGACGGCGGCGGCCAGGAAGCGCCGCCCGTGCGGATCCTCGGACGCCCGGTCATCTTCACCGAGAAGGTCAGCTCCGTGGGTACGGCGGGCGACATCAACTTTGTCGACTTCGGCTACTACCTCATCGGTGATCGCCAGGCCATGCAGATGAGCACGTCGACCGAGTTCAAGTTCGGCAACGACAAGACCGCGATGCGGATCATCGAGCGCGTCGACGGCACCCCGTGGATCAAGTCCGCGATCACCCCCCGCAAGGGCTCCAACACCCTGTCCCCGTTCGTGAAGGTCGCGACCCGTTCCTGACCCGGCCGGCCCTGGCAGGCACTAACCCCCCTGCCGGGGCCCGTTCCGAAGAGGCACTCAACCCCCTCAAGGAGGGCATCTCATGGAAGCACTCGGACGCACGGTGAACGTCATCTCGGTGGCGGACGGCGTGTACATCGGCCTGCGGGACTGCGGCGGCGTCGCCTTCTCCTGCTACCTCGCTGGTGCAGCAGGCGACACCTACACCCTCGTCGAGGCGAAGGACGCGGCCGGGACCGGGGCGCAGAACCTCGCCGCGGTCACTCGCTACTACACGTGCACCGGTGACGGCACCGACGCGTGGACGAAGCGCACGCAGGCCGCCGCGGCGACCGTCGTGACGGCGGCGGCGGCTACGCAGAACGCGATGTGGGTGGAGATCGACGGGGCGCAGCTGTCCGACGACTACGACTACGTCAAGCTCACCTCCACCGGTGCGGGCCGGGTCGAGGCCATCGCCCGCGACCTGGTCGTGCAGCGCGCTCCCGCCAACCTGCCCGCGCTGGGGGCCTGACCATGAGCACTCTCATCCAGGGCGACGAGCTGCGGACCCTGCTGTTCGGCACTGCGGTGTCGAAGGCCTACACGCCGCTTGCGGTGGAGACCAAGACCCTGTTCACCATCACTGGCGGCAAGGTCCTCATCACCTCCATCGTCGGCGAGGTGACCACCGCGATCACCGTCGCGGGTACCAGCAAGCTGCAGGCCAACCCGACAACCGGCACCACCGGGGATCTGTGCGCGGCCACCGACCTCGGCACCACCGACACCCCTGCCGGTGACCTCATCTCCTTCCAGGGGCTGAAGGGCGACTCCATCGTCTTCGGGGTGGGCGCCACGCCGACGCTGAAGCAGCCGATCGTCGTCAACGTCGGAACGATCGAGCAGGTCAACGCGACCGGCGCGGACGGCGGAATCACGTGGACGCTCACCTATGTGCCGCTCGACAACGGCGCGTCTGTGGCGGCGGCCTGACATGGCGGCGTGGGTCTGCGCGGAGTGCACCACCACGTACTCG